CTCTGACTCTCAAACTGTTCGTTCTGAAGTAGATCGCCGCGGCCAAGTGGTTACCACTGCGGTCGCTGACGCTGTCCTGGGCAAAGGAGCACCCGCTAAGCGGGCGCGCGTGCCAAAGGCGTTCTCTCCAAAGGCAGCTCCACCGAAGCGTGGCCCCTCCAAGGGCCAACGCCCGGCGGCCCCTCAGCCTAAAGGGGCTTTGCCAGCAAGACCTGGTAAAAGAGCTGAAGGCCCACCAAGGGCCGTTCCTCCCGTTTTGGGTAGCGAACAGGTAGCCCCGGCTCCGGCTGTGGCGAAGATCCCTAAGGCGGGATATTTGGCGGCGAGCATGCGCTGGGCACCGAAAGTTGTCCGGGGTACGCACGCCGACAAGTATCTCAGGGGTCTTGATATAATCCCGGTCTATCCGAAGGATGACGAGGTGTTTAACAATACGAATAACCACCCCGCCCAAGCAGCTGAACGCGGCTTGGCGACGGCCCGCGCCCTTGGGATGATCTATTCCACGGGAGTGCGTCGCGTTACTTCGGTCTATGGTAGTCCACGGGATGAAAAGATCAACCACTTCTGTAATCAGCAGACAGACGTGGCTGATCAACTGCAGTTAGTACGATATACGCCGTTTGTGACGGCCAAAGATTATTCAAGGGATCCAACCAATATCACTCTAGGAGATGCGTTGCGAGTCGCCGAGGTGGCTCTGCTTGTCGATATCTATCAGACAGATCAAGGCATAGACGCTCCATGGTCGCCGAAAACGGCTGCCCGGTTACTTGACATGATGCCAAACCCTTTTGGGGGTCATCGCATCGTGTGGGTGGGCAGGCGCTATTATGGCGATTGTGGCCTAGTTGCGGGTGAGGGAGGTTGGTTTCGTGATGGGCAAGATCGGATTCACTACCGCTCGTCGGTTAATGAACCCGTTGAATATGCTCATGATCCATGTGATTGGATGTGGACACAGACCTCTGCCGCCATAACGGTTCGGGGTGCTCCGGCAGTTTTGTCGTGGCATTTGTCGAAAGTGGTGGGAAGTTTTGTGCTATTGACATTCGCATGCACGGTAGGCCAACTCGCTGCCCAAGGAGGGCCGAGTTTGGGCTTCCCTTTTGCTCAGAATTTTGTTCAAGTGAGGTGTCCTAGGAATGATCTAGGTTCCTCTTGGCTTTCTTCGGCCATGTCGTACTTACCGCGGTTTGTTCGTGACAAGAACCCTCTCCTTCGCGATGTAAGAGTGTATAAGCCAATTTTCAGAGCGGGGAGACAAGCGATGGAAAGCCGTCGCTACACTCAAATCAACTTTGTAAAAGTTAGTAATGCCATGACAGTGGCAATGGAAACGGGTGACTCCAAATTGTTTCTGGATTTGTTTCCACAGTTTCATTTGGCTGGGGATTTTAATGCAGTGGTTTGGGGTGTCATGTTAGACGATCTCGATACTAGATATGTCGGTAGTCGGATCGCCGAAGCATCGGATGCAGGGCTCATGGCTTCTGTAAACGATATTCAGGCCAGAATTGGAGCGCCGCCGTCTCCAGTGGAAGGCCCGACTATGAAGGAGAAACTCTGGTTTGCAGGAACAGCAATATTGTTTGTTGTTTTCTGCTGTTACAATCGCAGAGTTGTCCCATCCACCATTCGCTCTGTTTTTGGATTCTTTGTAAGGGTTCGTCGGTTGTGGGCGTTGCTTTCCCATAACCCCGGCTCTTTACCTCCACGAGGTAACGTTTTGTGCCACTGGCCATTTAGTGCGATAGTTCAGGTGGATCAGCCTGAGCTCTACCGCGGTGTTTCTACACCGTTTGGAGTGTTCTATCGGACGTGGCGATCTCAGTTTAATCAAAACGTTATTGTTCCTATAGCGGAGGAATTAGGCAAGCGACTCCTGTCTCGTGTGGGCTTGGGTTGGTTTTTGCCAGTTGTTGAGTGTGTTGCGGCTGTTTGGCCCGGGAGTCCCTTGCGCTTGCCCAGAATAGCTGGTGAGCCGTTAGTCCGCTATGTTCCATACGAGGCGGGTTACGGTTGCACCCTCTATCAAGCTTTGGCATTGCGGTTGGGTCCCTTGGTCATGCATCTCATCGCAAATCGGTTGTCGTTGCGGAATGCTATACTGCTTCACATAGGCTGGAACTCAATTCTAAGTTTGGGTTGGTTGTGGTTCCTTGTGGAGAGCAGAGTGGTTCCGCATCTGAGGGTTCCCTCTCTCGTCCTGGGCCGGATGAATAGAGGATTGTTTTGGCTCACCATCCTGGGTTTCTTGACAGGGTGGGGAGCTTATCTGCTGTATCGGGCTACATACCGTTCTCGTAGTCGAGACGAATATATGGAGTGGAAGACAAGGAATTATTTGGTTCCTTGGGAAGAAAGGAAAGTTGAAGAGGATTCGCGGTTTTTCGCTGCGCCAGTGACTGATCCGGCTGTGCCGGAGCAGATCAGTGGTCTCGATTTATCTGTGTCGGTTCTCGCTCAACTGGATGATCCCAAGGAGTTGGATGATTCTGGTGAAGCCCTTCTCGTTCATGATCATTTGATGAGGGTGAAGGGTGTTCTTCCGCGGGGTCGGGAGAAGAATGACACTTTCTTTTGGCATATCTTGCCGACGAATGCGCCAGGCTTTGTTCCGAAACCCTGTGATGATAATCTCAGGGTTGCGATTGCCTATCGACTCCTGAAACCCCCACCCATGAATCCAGAGCGCCAACGCCGACATTGGGCACGGTGGTCCAAACGGTGGAGTACGGGTCTTTTGCCTCCTGGCAATCCGATCCCGTCTCCCCGTTGGGAGGACATCTGTGACGAGTGGGTTGACCATTTCGAAGACCCTAAGAAACGGAAAATGTATGCCGACATATTGGCTGAAATTAAGATCTCTGGTTTCAGTCCTCCACCATTGACCACTTCTCTTTTTGTAAAACATGATGAAATGCTCATGCAACAGAAAGATGGACAATACATACTGAAGCCGCGAATCATCGCTAACGTGGATCCCCGATTCCAAGTTCGAGTTGGTCCCTATGTCCTTTTTGGGCAGAAGAACCTGGCGAATTTTTGGAATGTGGACCCGTCGAAGGCGTTTCGTTTCACTCCTGGCCGCTGCCCACCCACATGGTTTCATATTATGACCGGAGGGGGGGCGTCTGATGCGACGTTGAGTGAGTGGTTACACCATGTGATCCATCGTGATTATGTTCCACTGGGTGAGGTCGGGTTTTGCATTTTAGTGTGTGGTGATGATTCCATAGTTGCGTTGTGTGGAACGGATGATGTTGTCTATTTTGAGGGGGACGCCTCGATGTTCGATCAGTCGATCAGTTTCGGGCCCCTCAAACTAGAATATCACATCCTTGTGGAGTGTGGAGTCCCTGAGGAAATAACGAAAATGTTGTACCAGGTCGCGTCGAACACGTTTGAAGTCAAACCTCACGTGCGGGATGGTGATCAATCAATGTTTTGGCTCAATAGGGAGGCACGGCCCATGCGTGACACTGGGGGTGCTGACACATATGTCGGAAACACGATAATCATGGCAACGGCATGGTTCTACGTGTGTTGCGAGCTTAGTGCTGGTCGCTGGGGGGATCTTAAGAGAGACGCTCTCAACACCATCACGGATTTATTCTCTTACCTTGGCTTCGACATGAAATTACAGATGACTGCGAATGAGAACCGCATGACTTTCTTGAAAGGAATGTGGTATCCCGTTCAGGCACCTGTGGTAGAAGGGAAAGAGTTTGGGTTTAAGAATATATGGGGTCCTCTCCCCTCTCGCATCTTGAAAATGGGAAAGAGTCTCGATGATCCAAGGTCGATGTATCATGAGCGTGATATGTTGAAGGCAGGAGCATATTTTCTGTCTGACGTCGCTTCTTCTTATTCCACTTTCTTGCAAGTCCCATTAGTTCGTGCGTTCGTTCGCCGCTACCGAGAGGAATCTGAGCGAGCGCAGCATCGGAAGACCAAGTTGAGTTACTATTCCGCGAATTCGAGCGGTCAGTTTACCCATATCAACTTGGACGATGCGGCGTTGTCTTGCGTTTGTGAACGCTACAACGTCACCCGTGAGGACATTTTACTCACGGAAAGTCTAATCGAGTCGAGCAGCGCGTTCACATTTTTGAGCAGTCCTGTGTTCATTAATGCTGCCCACGTCGATTATTCTTAAACATTTAGTTTATAGGGCCTTGGCACAGAGTGGTGGTGAGCCAAGGGGGGTCCGTTACCCCTGATCATAACGGCGGAAGTGATAATATGCAGAAGCATAAAGCCAACAATTCGAACAAGCCTAAACCGAAGCAACAAAAGAAGAAGGCGCCTCAACAAAGCGCCACTCGTGTCATCAATGCGCCGGTAGCGAAAACCCAAGTTTCTCGCACCCCCGCTCCTCGAATCAATCGCTCGTTCCCAAACGGCGATGTCGAGGTCGAGCACACTGAATTTCTGGGGGATATTAGTGGGTCGGTGGCGTTTGCCGTCAACGCATTCGCCATCAACCCGGGTCTCTACACCTCTTTCCCATGGCTATATCAGATGGCCCAGCTCTACGAGTCTTATCGGTTTTCGAAACTCAGATTTGAGTTTCGCACGGAAGCCGCTACCTCGTCGACTGGCTCTGTTATGGGCGTGGTGGACTATGACCCCTCAGACCCCGCTCCGACTTCTAAGGTCCAAATGGCCACCTATCGTGGTTATCGACGCTCCGCGCCCTGGAATAACTTCGTCCAGGAATCCATCGCGGAGGACCTGAACAAGCGCAAGTCCTATTTCGTTAGGAATGGGGCAGTGGCCGCCAATCAAGACATCCAACTCTTTGATGTTGGAAATTTCTTCTTGGCAACGGAGCGCCAGGCTGACACAACCGTGGTGGGCGAGCTTTACGTTCATTATAAAGTTCGCTTCATGACACCTCAGTTGTCGAATCCTGGTCTGGGTTCAGCGTTGTCGTCCCGCTATTCTTGGCAGACTTCACAGGGTACCTCCGTCATTACAATCTCAGGGTCCAAAGCACCCTTGGTTTGTACAGTTCCAGGCGGCAACCCTGGCTCGTTAGCCCTAACAGCCAACGCACCATATAATGGGCTCGTTTGCTGGGTGGGGCGTGGGGATGGCCCAATGTCGCTCACGACGACCGGCACGACAGCCACCTTTGACACGTTGCAAGTGGGATCTACGACTGGAACCGCACAAGTCACCTGTGCTAATGTACAGGTGTCGTTCCAGCCGGGCCAGATGCTAGTTTTGACTCCCACTGTTGCCTGTACCAACGCAGGGATCAGCGTTGGCCAATTTGACTCGGTTCAGCTGTAAAGCAAAGTTGGATTGGCGCCGCCAGGGACCTCGCCCAGTTCCTGTCGGGTTCACTTCCGCCGAATGAATTCGGAC